CCTTTAGATGATTTGCCATTACCATTCTCTTCCTTATCATCAGTCTTCTTACCTTTCTTCTTATCAAGGTATGCTTGAAGACCAGCATTGATCTTACCTTCAATGATTTCTAAGATACCAGATTTTATAATCTTTCTATCTTCTGCAACTAAACTCTGATGCAATCTCTGTTTAGGTAAATCAAGATCATTGTTATTTGATAATCTAGAAAGTTGATCTTTCTTATGAAGATATTCAGTATAAGACTCCTTTGCTACTCTGATTGACTTTTCCTTAATTCTATCAAAAGCAGATGCAAATGCCTCAGTTAATCTCTCAATCTTACTAAGTCTAAGTGGTGACTTATCACCATCAGTGGCATCTGATAGAATTGCTTCAATCAATGACTCTGCTGTAGGAACATCTAGATCATGATGAAAAAATACTTTCTCCAATATCTCTTCTGACACTTCATAAAGATCTTGATCATTTAACTGATTCAAGTTCATCTTGCTGAAAGCATCTCTAGACTCTTCTAAATTCTTCTTAATTTCAGGGTTGTATATTGCAGCGTAAGCATTATACACATGTCTCATATCTGACATTGCACTACGATGTTAGTTTATCTTTATGTATTTATAAATCGCCCTCTCTCCTGTTCTCAGATTTATGCACATCAAACTCTCCACCAGGATATCTTGCCTTGAGTTTATCTACATTCATCTCAATAATTTCATCAAATGTGGTGTCAAGTGCCATGCATGCTTGAGCAAGATACCAACAAATGTCTCCTAGTTCTCTCTTCATATGGAAAACATTGTCTTCATTATATGGTTTACCTTGCAGTATGATCTTCTTTACTACTTCAGTGAACTCACCAGATTCAGCAGTTAATCCAAGTGCAGCAGTCAATAAATGAGGAATGTCTGCTCCATTTGCAACAAGTTCATCTATTTTTGCTTGTAAAATAGCAGAATCTTGACTAGGCATACTGGTTACGCCAGCAACAAAGTCAAGATATTTTTTAGTGTCAACAGTCATTAGTTAAGATTAAATGAAATAATAGTGCGATATTTGTCACTATAGTGAGGAGGAGCCATGTGAAATAAATTAGCTGGAAAGATTACAAGATCTCCTTCGTCAACATCATCAGGAGATTTCATGTCTCTATTACCAGTATGTGGCATATAAGGTTGCATAAACTCAGTAGGTAAATGCAAATCTGGATCTAGTTCAGCATAGAATACACATGCAAACCCCTCTGGTCCATGATCATGAGGAGGGTGATAATCTCCTTTAGAGTATTTCTGTGTCCAAACTCTACTTACCTCAGAAAACTTATAATCAGCAATCTTCAAAAATTCTCTAAGATATGGTGATATCATTGATAGAAACACTGGTTCATACTGAGCACTAGTGCTAATATATTTCACAGGAGTTTGAAGATTAATTCCAAGATGATCTATTTCATAGGCATCAGAATTCTCTGACCCTTGAAGAAAATAATCAGTCCAAGTCATTTCATGTTCTTCTTCACTCAAAGTTGCTCTTGCAAACTTATTTTTTCTTAGGTTAATCTCATCCCAAGGAATAACTGAAAGAAGTCTATGTTTTATAAGTGCCCATTCTTTAATATGGATTTTGTGAACATCAATTGACCATAATGGGATTCTTTGAATTTGCATCAATAAGTGTATCCAGAAACAAATAGTTTTTCATCAGAAGATGGTTGAGATCCAAGAACATATAATCCTTTAGATGCTTCAGAGTTTGCTTGTGCTCTAGCAATCAGTGCCTTCTGTCCTTTATCTATATTACTACCAGCCCATGCTCTTAAGCAAGAATGTTGTAATGCTCTACCATATGAGAATGATAGATTCCATGGTTTATCAGCAGCAAGAAGATTCATTTCATTTAGATATAGAGATGCTTCTTCTTCACTCAAACCACCAGATAAGAATACAATACCTGGCACAGCAGCAGGAACTGATCTTAGTAGTGTAGTTACTGTTGCTAGTGCAACATTCTTAGGATCAGACTTACCTTCATAATCAGCACCTGGCACTGTCATAGATGGTTTTAGAAGTGTTCCTTCTAGATATACACCATTTTGCTGACAAGCAAAGTATACTTCCTTAATTATTTTTTCTTGTATCTCAGATGTAGTTAAAATATCATGATCACCATCCATTAATATTTCTGGTTCAATGATAGGAACTAAACCTGCTTCTTGAACTGATCTAGCATATCTTGCAAGACCCCATGCATTTTCTCTGATAGCAAGATCAGAAGGTCCATTTGCTGTAATTTGTAAAACTGCTCTCCACTTTGCAAATCTTGCACCTCTTGCATAGTAATCACTTGCTCTTTCTGTTAGACCATCTAATCCAGAACAATATGTTTCATGCTCCAATCCACCAACTAATGGTTTTAATCCTTTATCTACCTTAATACCTGGTACTATTCCTTGCTTTTCTAACTTAGCAACCATACTCTCACCATCAGCATGATCTTGGAATAATGTTTCTTCAAATAAAATGGCACCACTAATATAGTTTCCAAGTCCTTCTGTAGTGAATAACATACCTCTGTATGCTTGACGATTCTCCTCTGTATTTTCTACTCCAATGCTTGCTAATCTTTTCCCACATGTGTTTGTAGATTCATCAACTGCAAGTATACCTTTACCAGGTGTTGCCAATTTAAGTGCAGTTTCTCTCAGTGTTTCTTTATAGTATGAAAGTGCCATGTCTATTTCTTAATATTTTCTTTATTATTTAGAACTTAAAGTCAGCAAATGTTGACTTTGGTTTAAACTTATCATCTTTAGTATACCCCTCTTCTTGGTTAGTGTCAATCAGATCATTCTGAGCACTCTGTTCACAATCATATAATCTCATCTTTGCTCTATCAATTCCTATTACAAATCTCTTATAGATTGTAGGATCATTATATCTGTTCTTTAATTGTTTTACTAATATCTGATTTAAACCTTCTAGTTCTTCTGTAGAAATAAGGGCAAACATAAGGTCAGCAGTAGCAGGTAGGCCAAAGGACTCACTTGTGTCAGTAAGCTCAACGTCACTGCTACCATAGCCAGAACGAGTAGTTTGAGTAGCTGAGACAATGGGGACGTTGGTTTCAACTGCCAATCCTCTAAGTTCTTCAGCAATCGCTTTGATATACGAGTAAGAATTGACATTGGCATTTGCTCTGTATCTAGATGAGGCGCAGATATTAAGATAATCTACAAATATTATATCAGGTTTGAAAGATTTTTTCAATGATAATTCAGTTAGTAATGCTTTGAAATGTCCACTATGTGCTGATGCAGTAGGATACTCTTTGATCACTAAACTACCCATTGTTTTCTTGGTAATATTATTCACCTTAGTGGAGAACATGGGTTTAGGTAAATCTACAATATCTTGTATTCCAACATTCAATAAGTTTGCATCTATTCTTTCTGCTATCTTCTCCTCTGCCATCTCCATAGTGATGTACAATACATTCTTATCTTGGAGTAAACATGAACTAGCAACATGGCACATGAACAAAGACTTCCCCACACCAGTGCCAGCAAGAGCGATGTTAAGAGTTTTATTTGGGAGTCCACCCTTTGTGATCTTGTTAAAGAACTCCAAGTCAAATGGGATCTTCTCTTCTTTCTGATGGTAGAATTCATATCTCTCCTCATAGTCTTGAAGATAATCATGTCCTATATGATTATCGAAAGAAACAGCCAAAGCATCAGAGAGAATAGAAGGAATAGCATCCCTTCCTTTTTTGTCATCTTTTCCATCAGCTATTGCAATAGAGTCTAACAATGCTAAGTATATAGCTCTGTCTCTACACCACTTTTCTGTAGTATCAATTAACCATTCATTCTCTACAGGACTTTCATCAAGACAACTAATTAAATGAGTAACACTTTTAAATGAGTCCTCATTTATATCATCTCTCTTCTCAACTTCAATACTTAATACTTCTTTTGTAGGCAGTTCATTATACTTTTCTACAAAAGAAAATATCTCTTCATACACCATCTTCTGATGAGGATCTTCAAAATACTCAGACTTAATGAAAGGTATAGACTTTCTTAAATACTTTTCATTGTGTATTAAATTTTTTAGAATTAAAAACTCAATTTGTTCCATAACTAAACTCCCTATTTGCAGTCTCTTCTAGAGCTTGCATAACTTCTGGAGTAAAGTAATCATCTGGATTGGCAAGTATTTGTTTACCATAAACTTTCTTACCATTGATCTCATATCTACCTGCTACATTCTTCCATAGTCCACCTATCTCTCCTAATTCTAGAAGACCATAGTATTTGTCAAGACCTCTTTCATCATAATAGAGTCTGATCTTTACTTCTTTATTTTCTTTACTCAACCTTGATTTGTGAGTCTTTGCCTTGATAATATTTCCAATGACTTCTTTTCCATCTTTTTCTTTTGCCTTGCTGAGATAGATGATTGTACTCGCTGCATACTTGAGTCCAGAACCTCCCCCCATTTCTTTCGTTGGTACGTAACTTCCAATGACATCGTATGTATGATTTGTGACAATGAGGGGAACATTTGCTTGTCCAAGTTTTAGGGTTAACATTCTGAATGCACCTTTGACAAGTTGAGATTTAGTCATGTCTCTTACTTGTTTATCATCTAGTGCATCTCTAATTTCTTTCTCTGTAGAAAGCATTCCCAAAGAGTCTAACACAAACATACATTGTTTGCGTTCATCTATGGGTGTTTTAAGATATATATCTACTGCCTTAAGTGCCTTAGTTCTAAACTCTTCAATTGTCACCACATTAACAACAACTAACCTTTTTAGGTCAATCCCACGAGACTCAAGTAATCCTTTATTAACTGCGGCTTCAGTGTCAAAATAGAGACAATAACTATCAGGATTAGAATCAAGGAAGTTCTTAACCACTGCGAGGGAGAAAAAAGTCTTTCCAGTAGAGCTTTCACCAGCAATGGCGGTAATTTTATTATTAGATACACCGCCAAATATACTGCCTGATATAAGCCCATTAAAAATGTACGAACCTGTGTCCACATATTTTTCAGTTTCATCAATATCTGATGCAAGTTGTGTGAAGTCATCTCCTATCTCTTTTACAATTTCTTTTAAAAAATCCATTTCAAATTCCTAATAATTTTTTTTGTCTTTCAAAGTATCCATGAAGAATCCATGAACTACTATTCATTTTATCTTCACCACCAACACCATATTTAAATACTACATTTTCATGATTAGCAAATCCCATAACCTCTGGTGTATTACTTGACCCTCTATCACCACCATTACAAAAAATAACTTGCTTAGATATCTCTAAACATTTTCTAATTGCACCCTTGGCAGTGTCATCAGAATCATCCCATGATATCACAGCATCAACCATATTCAAATGTCTTATAATTTCTGCTCTTTCTTTCCATGATTGAAAGTATTGTCCTTTCTTTCTTGTTAACCATTCTTCAGTATTAAGACCTACTATAAGATAATTAGAGAGATCTTTTGCTCTCTTAAAGTATGATATATGACCACTGTGAATTGGATCAAATCCACCAGTGACAAGACTCACTTTCTCAAAAAACATCCTACCTCCATTTAGTATATGGTAGAGACTCTACATCTGTTTTATCTTTTACTGCAATTAACTTTTCAGTCTCTAATTCATCACTCTCATCTGCATTTGTATGATGAGTGACTTCCTTAAGAGTCTTAAGATAATTTATTACATGTTCTCTAATTTCCATGAGTTCATCATAACAACCTTGATTGTGTGCACAACCACGAAGATCATGATCTGGTTTGAGGACTGATTCAGTAAAGAGATCTAATGCCCTCTCATACTTTTGTGATGGTGTTTCTTTTCCATCTATTGAGTTTTGGTCTTTCATGAGAAGAATAATTCTAGGTTAACTACTTTTTCAACATTCCATCCTATGGCGTCAAGTATGACCTTAACAGGTTCAAGAAACGCTTTCTCAAATTGTAGTTCATAATCTATGCTCTTGTCAAGGTCTAGTTCAGTAGGAAAGTCTGAAATGAATGATATAACATTCTCATGAATCCAATTAGGTTTTTTCAAATAACAGAACTTGATCTTTTCACCATTGTTGATTAAGGAGTATTTATTGTCCAGTTTCTTATCTTTGATATGATGATTGTATAAAAGAGCACCTCTTGCATGAATGGGAGTTCCTTTAGCATATATGCTAGAAGTTGATTTATGTTTATTCACATTAGATACTGTTCTAGGAAAAGCAATATCTTCTGGTGGTAACTTCTTAAACTGAACTCTAGAGTCATCAATAAACTTGATGACATCTTCTTCAGTGCCACTCATCATAATATTGAGAGCATCCTTAATCATCTTTCTGCATGGAGCAGGTGTTGAAGACTTAACTGCTTCAATACCCATCATCTTAAGTTTGGGTTCTTCATATCTTACTCCCTCACTATCCCAAACATTTAAAATATATCTTTTCTTAGCAGTCCATATACCTCTGTCAGCAATGTTCTCTCTTTTCATGAACATCTTCTGATCATAAGCATTTACATAATTTGCAAGTTCTTGATAGGACTTGTCAATAAATGGTTCCAGTTTATCTTTGCAAACTTGATCCAGAAGGGAAACAATCTTAGCTTTATTGTCAATCTTACTATTAAAAAATTTATCAACAAGAGGACCAAAATTGATGTATATAGAGTCTGTATCTGATGCAATAACATAGTCAATATCTTCTGTTTTTAATAATTTATTTAGATAATCATTCATCTTGTTCTCTATCCAACGAATAGAAACCTGACCAGATAGTGTAATAGCTTCTGCGTTGGCAAGTTTATAATAGCGAAAATATTGATTACCAATAGCACCATAAGCAGAGTTAAGAGAGATCTTTTTTGCCATCTGAATATTGTTACATCTGGCAATTTCTTTCTCAAGTTTTTTAGTTGGAGTCTTCTCATATTCTTGTTTTGCTTCTAACATTCTCTTCTTGAAAACAACTCTTTCTGCATACATCTTTTCCATCAACTCAGGAAGAAATCCTTTTACATCTTTTCTATATTGTGCACCATTTGCACAGACAGCATTATCTTTATACATTTCAAATGTAATTTCTTCACCAAGTATTTTGTCTACTGTAACTGATGGATGTTTTGTCTCCAATAAAGTTTCTGGTGAGATATTATATTGCATAATCAAATGAGGATATAGACTATTCAAGTCAAAAGAAACCACCCAATCATATTTACCAGGTTTAGGTTCTTTTACATAAGCACCAGCATACTTATCATTCTTATCACTTGAGTCTTTAGGTGGTATAACAATATTTCTTTTCTTCAGATAATTGTATATGATAGTGTCCCACATTCTTACCTGATACATCACATCTTGATAGTTGACTTTAGCATCATATGCCATAGTAAGTGCCAACTCAATCAACTTCATCTTGTCCTCAAGTCTATCAACAAGTTCCACGTCAATGATGTTGTAATCTACAAACTTCTTCCAGTTACCAGTGTAGAACTCTTTGAATGTATCAAATTCAGAGTGATCTAATTTCTTTTGTCCCAACTCTATATTTGCAATATAATCCAATCTATATGACTCTTGTGCCTTGTAAGTAAACTTCTTATATAACTCAAGATAGTCAAGAGTTGTCATGCCAGCAATATCATAAACATTATATCTTCTACCAGAAATATAGATTTCATCCTGTGATACTAATCCCCAAGGTGATAGTAACTTACATTTTTTATCACCCATAATCCTACTGATTCTTCCACAAAGATATGGGATATCATACAATCTGACATTCCATCCAGTAATAACATCAGGAGGATTCTTAGACCAATGATACAAGAAAGAATTTAACATTTCAATCTCATCACTGAAGTGATAATAAGTTACATTTTCTTGAGTAGGAACATATGGTTTTCTACCCCAAGTAGTAATCTTTTTTGTAGCATAATCTTGTAATGATATTGTCAACATCTCTTCAGAACAAGACTCAGGATCAGGGAATCCTTGTTCAGCCTTGACCTCAATATCCATTGTCACAAGATTAATTTGATTGATATCAAACTTTACTTCATCTTGAGGATATTTGTCTGATAAGTATTGAAAGATATATCTATTGTTGCCAAATATTTTAAATCCATCTACACCATCATATTTTTTATAAAACTCTCTACAATCTCTTACAGTGCCAGGTTTAACTGGTTCAACACTCTCACCATCAAGTGTTTTATACTTTGTCTTCTTATTTGATTTGACAAATAATGTAGGGGAATATTCTTCTTTGTATATTTCTCTCTTGCCATTTACAACTTCACGAACCAAGAAGTTGTTACCAATCATTTGAACATTGGTATAAAACCTCATTCTTCTATCACACTCTCATATTTCTTTACTATTTTACTATTAGGGTTAACTAAAGTCAATATCTTATCAGATGAAATCATAAAAGTATTTTGAG